CGTAATCTCGTATGCCCACGCAGGCCCAAACGAGTTAAGGCTGCAAGACAACTAAAATACACAACACCACCACAATCCCCTCGTAAAGACGTGTGCCCCGACCGTCCCGTTCAGCGACGGGCAAGTAATAACCCTATGCTTATCTTCTCACCTGTAGATTTGCATATAAAAATTATGCAAGATACCTTTAACCAAGCGATGGGTGTGAATTGGAAGGTACCAGGTGCACCAACAAAACAGAGGAGAAATACACGCTACTTTTGTTAGTGAAGCGATGAGATTGTAATGAAACTATTGTATAGCTCAATTACAATTCTAAACGAAATAAATATGCTTTAGCTTAAATTTAAGCTAAAGCATATTTATTATATTATTATATTGATAATTTAGGATCAATAATACTATTACAATTTAAATTCAATGACTTATGGAATTCTTGATAAATATAATTATAATCTATATTATGGTTTTTAAATTTGATTATTTTTTCAAAATTTTCTAAACATAATTTACTCCAAAATTTATAATCTGGTAAAACAATATTACTAATTACTAACTCCAAATTTTGTGGGTTTTTATTTTTGATATCATTGTATAAATCCATTATATCTTTTTCTGAAAAGAAATTCAGTTCATAAAAAGATTTCTTAGGCATACAATATTTAGCAAGAATATTTGGTGTTATTTCACCACGTTCAATAGTATTAGATAACTCACAAAATTCATTATCTATTTTATCATTTTTTGATATTATGAATCTAAATAAAGATAACATATTTTCATTTAATTTTTAACATAATAGCATTTGATGTAACTTAAATATTTTTCAATTTTTGTATTATAATTTTATAATACAAAAATTAAATGGATGGTATAAATTCCCATTGTAAATAATCACATATTTTTCTCCATATACGATCTTGTTCCTTTAACTTATCTTGACTAATAAGTAAAGGAAAACATGGTAAAAAATCATTTAATTCTAGTAATTGACAAAATTTATGTAAAGTGTATGAGTAACTTAAAAAATTCTTTCTATCCTTTGGACAGAATATTGTAAATGGTTGTTGACATTCTTTAAACATTTGTCTAAATTTTTCTTCAACTTCGCGAGTCATCTTTGGTGGAGGATTACCCGATACTTTATTAATTATATGTTGTACATGTTCATAATATTTATTATATCCTAATTTCTTTAAAATTGCTCTCATTTTTTTAGGAGTAATAAATTTATCTAATAAACGTTGCTTCTTCATTTCAAATAATATTTTATCATATACCTCATCTGGTATATCAGTTGATTCCTTCGCTTGGAATTGTGCTAACCCAAAAAACCCATTTGATTAAAATCAAACATCTAATGTTCAGTCTATAGAAACCTCCATTAGATCTCTTGTCTCCAAGAGGGACGGACTATACCTTAAGCCATCATTGGAATAATCAATTCCTCCGACCCACAAACATCTAGTCTCTGAACCTTCTCCATATTTTTTAGATTTAACTGAGTAAACCCAGTCTTCAAAACTTAGGAGCTTGGCTGCGGATTGTCCCTATTCTTTACCTTTTTACCATTGGATACGATAATTAACCGTGTTCTTTTATAAAGTTTCCTCCATAAAATGGTAGTAAAGACCTATCAGGAGATCCCCGCAATTTGAATGTGTTGCCAAATATTAGTTACTTACTATAACATTCACTAATACTGACTAGCAGATTTCGAGTATTTACATACTATGGTAACTCCACTATTTTCCCCAAGGACCTTACCACTAGCCTTAGGTAGTCTGCTGTTATGAGCAGTTATTTTATGGTCTAAATTATTGGATATTTAATTTTTAATTCTTCTAAGTGATCTATAGCTAAATTATATTTTTCTTCCATTGATAGTGATTTATTTGAAAATGATTTAAAATATTTTTTAATTTTATTATTTTCAGGAATAGGATATCCATTTATGCAATATCCTATTATTTCTTTATTATCATTTTTATTTTTACCTCTAAATAAATTAATATATTTTGGCAAATATTTATCATTTTCTATATTTTTACCTCTTTTACTTAATCCATCTATATCTTCCCAATCAATTACTTTAATTTTATTTTTTACAATATAATTAACTTGTTCAATATATTTTTTTGCTTGGTCTAAATTCCATCTATTTGTATTACTATCAAATATTTTTTCAGGAATATTGATATTATCTAGATTTTGTAAATTATTAACTGAATAACCGTGCAATTTATTATCTTTTATGATTGGATTAATATTATTTGGTAATTTTTCACTATATTTTGAATATAATTTTTTTTCTATATCATCATTGTAATTATATTTTTTACTTTCTTTAATAAAAGCATATTTATTTTTTAATTTTTCTAAATAAGCTATTGCTAACTTAAATGACTCTTGGGGATTTTTTGAATTAACAAATGTCTTTGAAATATATTCTTTCTCTTCAATACCAATTGGAAAACATCTTACAGTGTAACCACTTACAATTCCATCTTTTTTATATTCTCCTATATATTTTGGAAAAGAAGAGTTAGTTGTACGCCTATTTCCTAATTGACCTTTGCTAATCTTTAATCTTGTTTCTTCACTATGTTTTTTTCCTAATCTTGCATTACTTTTTTTAATCCGGGTTTCTTCACTATCTTTACCATTAGAACCACCCATACTTAGATTATATCCACTTGGTGCTAATGTATTATAGATTTGAATATAATCCGTTTCAATTTCATTCATTTCATCCAAATTACAGTCACATAATTTAGTAATATTAAAATTTTCCGGACTGTATTTTCTAATTGCTTGATTAAGTAATAAACAATGATCTTTTTTCGTTGACATTGCATCTCTTATATGAGATTTCCATCTTCCCTCTGTTCCCCATGAGTTGTTATTTTTTGATACAAACTTAGATGCTTGACCAATATATGCTTTTTTATTTATTTTATTTTCAATTAAGTAAATTTCTCCTTTTGATAATTCTTTCATTAAATATCATTACTAACTAATCTTTATATAAGTTTTGATTAGTTAGAATTTAACATACTAGTATAGGAATACTAGAATTAGACCATGATGTCAACTCATTAAAATGATTTATTCTTTTATAACTGTATGCTGTCGCATCAGGTACTGGTTCTTTATAATTTGGTTTGTCACTGTCTAAAATGACTTCTTCACATGAGCCACATTCTGTACATATAAGATATCCATCAGATAAATGTAATGTCATTTCTGTTTGACATTCAGAATTTGCACAAAATTTTGGTTTAAATTTTTTGAATTTACCAACTTTAACCTGTTTATTATCTGTAGCTTTCAAATAATTTTCCAATAATTGGGCTTTATTATTAGAAGATTGATTTTGTCTTACGATATTAGTATTATTAAAAAAATCAATAATCTCCATATGTTTAACGTCACCCTGTTTCGCACTTTGTTCATAATATGGTAAAATATAGTCCATTGTATTATTATAATATAACATTTCATCTATTCCAGATGTTATTAAATCTAATTCTTTATTTAATTCTTTATTTTTATCAAGTAATTCTGCTTTACGTGATATTACTGTTGGAGTGTAATTTACATATGAAATGTCATCTATTTCTTTCAATAACTTACTATTACTATCTATTTTATTTTTTATTTCTTTTATTGAGTTGTCACGATTTTCAAAAATAGATATTCTGTCTTTATGCCTCTTGTCTAAAGTTGTCTTAACTTTAGCTTTTTTACTCATTAAAGTTCTAATATAAAGAACTGTTTAATCGGTTTTTAAGCTAGTTTTTAAATGTAAATGATATGTTCTCAAACGCATCAAACGCAATTAACATATAATAAGATAAAAAAACCTTTAAATTATCTTAATTTAATTATGACTTTTAACATAGATGATGTAATTAAGATTATAATTTTAATTAATGCAAAATTAAATGGTTGGACTGTTTTGTATGAGAATATAAATACATTTTATTTAGTAAGAAATAAAACTTGTGATTTTGATTTTTCAAATGAAATGAATAAATTATGTAAAAAACCTTTAAATTTGGAAAAGGTATTTAATGAAATTAAGAAATAAGATAAATTTATAATATTTTAATGTTACAATATTATAAATATGGGAGGCGGCTTAATGCAACTCGTGGCCTATGGTGCTCAGGATGTTTATTTAACAGGTAATCCACAAATTACCTTTTTTAAAATTGTATATAAAAGACACACTAATTTTGCAATGGAAGCAATTGAACAAACAGTTACTGGAAATGAAGCATTTGGTAATGTTTTAACATCTACTATTGCATCGAATGGTGACCTAATTACTAAAATGTATATAAAATGTACTGTTTCATTATCTGGATCTGGTGGTAAATTTGCATGGGTAAATCGATTAGGCCATGCAATGTTAGAAGAAATGGAATTATTAATTGGAGGATCACGTATTGATAAACAATATTACGAATGGTTGGATTTATGGTATGAACTCGCCAGAGATGTTTCACATGAAAGAGGATATGATAAATTAATTGGTAATAGTAGTGTTATGACAACATTATCAACAGATACAAAAACTGCTACTTTGTATATACCTTTGAAGTTCTTTTGCAATAAATTCAATGGATTAGCAATACCTTTAATAGCATTACAATATCATAAAGTTCGAATTGATTTTAAATTTAGAAATTCTGCTCAATTAATTATTAAAGAGTCTGCAGCAACTGTTACAGCAACTGTATCGAATATAAGTTTATTATGTAATTATGTATTTTTAGATAGTGAAGAAAGAAAACGTTTTGCATCTTCAGCTCATGAATATTTAATTGAACAAACTCAGACAACAAGGAAAGAAAAAGTAACAGCTACTACATCTATTTATAATTTAACTTTTAGTCATCCATGTAAATCATTATATTGGTTTATGAGAAATGGTAATTATATTTCTGGAAAGACATTTCTTTACTATCTCCCAGACTCTACATATATTTATAGGTCTGGTTATGCAAGTGAAAATACTACATTATTACATTATGCTACTATTAGATATGTTCTTACTCAAATGTATTCGAGTTCTGGTGTTGTAGCGTTAAGTTTAAATGGTTCAGAAACAGCAACCGCAAGTAGTCAAACAAATGCTACAACATATAATCATCATTCTATCACAGCAGGATCTGCAGTTATTAAAGCTAAATATAATAGTTTAACTAATATTGATAATACTAATAATACAGCTAATTGTTCAGCAACTGATATTTCTAATTGGGAAGTTGTTACATCATTAACAATTGATGATATATCTTTGCCAATAAGTACAATATTAGATAGTATAACAAGAACTTCTGACACTTCAAATCAAGGACATACAAATTATGATATTTCAGTTTATCAATGGAATAATTATGGTAAATATATTGACGGATCTACAAATCCAATTACATCTGCAATATTAAAATTAAATGGCCATGAAAGATTCAGTGAACAACCTGGTCAATTTTTTAATTACTTACAAGCTTATGAAAATCATAAAAGTACTCCAAAAGATGGTATCAATTTATATAGTTTTGCTCTTAATCCATTGGAACATCAACCATCTGGTACTTGTAATTTTTCAAGAATTGACAGTGCATCAATGGAATTAAAATTTGATTCTACAGTAAGTGCAATTGATGGCAATGAACTATCATTTTATGTAATGAATTATAATATTTTAAGAATAATGAATGGATTAGGTGGAATAGCATATAGTAATTAAAATTATTTTTTAAAAAATATATAGAAATTTAGCAAATTTTTTATCTTGAATCATTATATATAAATAATGGGAGGCGGTTTAATGCAACTCGTAGCCTATGGTGCTCAAGACGTATACCTTACAGGTAATCCTCAAAT